CACCTGCAGGTTCTGAACGCCGACGATGTCCTGGTAGATGTTGTAACCATTCTTCGTCATGACGATCAAATCCGGCCCGTGATCGTGCACCGCGCTCACATAGGAAGAGCGCATGATCGACGGCATATAGTGAACTGTCGTCGGGTCTTTCATGTTGGCCAGCGTGTGGGCCGTCGCATCGACGTTCGCCTTCCACGACTCATTCCCCGCCGTTGAGCGGTTGATGTTCGCGTAGGTGTTGTCGTTGTCCACGGCTGCGCCGAGGCCTGTGATCCCGTAACGCCCACCGACAGCCGCACCCGTCCCGAAGAGGTCCGTGTACATCTGGTCCTTCAGCGTGGCGAGAGCGTTGTCGTGCTGGACCTTGAGTCCGTCGAGCAGCTTCTCCATGTTGCCGGTATTCTTGCGCTTCTCCGTACCGGAGATTGCAAGGGCCGCATAGTAGCCACCCTCCGTCAGGGTCGCCTGGACGATGGGGTTGATCGGCTGGTTCGCAAAGGTGTCATAGCCTGTGAAACGGCCCACCGATGCGTGCTTCTTGAGAACAACATCCCAAAGGAGCGAACGTCCCGTCATGTCCTGAACCCGACCTGCGGCGAAAAGCCGATTGAACAGCGGCGATCCGTCGTACATCTGGTTCTTGACAGCCGGAATGAACTTTTCCCTGGTGATGGTGTTCAGGAATGTAGTGTCGAGACCTGGCATTTCCTAAACCTCGCTTGGTTTGGTTCATTTGCGGAATTGCAACATCTTTTTTGCTTCCACAAGGGCTTCCGCTGTGGTCTTGGGCGCCTTGACAAGCGGCTTGTTGAACTTCTGTCCGCCGCCCGTCTTGCCGACCGATTCCGAACTGGGCTTCTTCGTCCGGTTCGTAGCGATCTCCTCTTCGGTACCCTTCTTCGTCTCCTCGCGAACCTTGTCCTGGACTATCTTCGAAATGACCTTCGCGGACTCCGCGACGATCCTTCCGTTCTTCCGGACGCCGTTCTTGAGGAAATTGTTCGGGTTGGCATAAACGTCCGCCAGCACAGCATCATAGTCGAAATCTTCGATCGTGAGACCTGCTGATTCAAGCAGCTCTCCCACCGCGTCTGACTCTTCGAGGAGCGTATGATTGTTGATGGAAACCACGTTCTCCTGAGCAAAGCGTGCTTCGGCACGGCCAATGGTCTCCCGCAGAGCTTGCTTCAGCTCCATGGTTTCGACGGCACCATTCTCCTGCTCGTATTCACGCCAGCGGTTCTTGTCCCAGGAAAGCATTTCCGCCTTCATTCCGCTTCTCGTTAGTTCAGCTCTAAGTATCTCATCACGGTCAGGAAATACCACCGTATCCTGATCTTCGCCCTGAGAGTCCCCTGCGGGGCGCTTGCCGATCGCTGAAGAAGGATTGAGCTTCACAGCGCCCTTAAGCTTCTGGATGTACGAATCCTTGTCCTGGATATTCTTAGCGACGTTCCCGAGAAGTTCCTCAAGATTCGTGCCCTTGTACACCATCGACTTCGGGTCGCTGGGGTTGATGCGCCATTCGTACCCACCGTCTTTCGTCTTTACGATGGATTTGATGTCGACTTCAACCTTTTCCGCCTGCTCCTCTTCGTGCTGCTCGACTTCCTCGTGCACCTGTTGTTCCGCCGTTTCAGCCTGCTGGTCGTTGTCACCAGAAGTCTGTGCCGCTTGTACGGTGGACTCGGCCTCGGAACCTGCCGCGCCCTGGTTTGAATTCTGTGAAGGCATAACCTATATCCTTAGTAGGATGTGAGAAAACTGATTGCGTGCTGGTGCACGCGTTGATTAATAGCTCGAAATTCCTGGTGCCACGTCTTGCGGAGGCTGCTGCTCGGTGAGTGCCAACCGCTTCTGACCGTCCGCGAAGATGTAGGACAACCGCTCAAGGAGTTCCCTTATAAACTCGAAATCTCCTCCGGTGATGTCCATATCATCGGTGTTGCGCTGTTCAAACTCACGTTCGATAACCAGACCTGTGTCGGTCATCCGAACCGGAGCGCTTTGTACGATCCCGTTCGTCATCAAACGGTGAGCGTGACCATGTGCGATCACGATGTTCATAGCCAACCTCCATGCATTTGTTTTTTCTCACCACACTTCTGGCAGTACGAGTCTGTCGGCCCCAGAACGTGCGGCGTGACCTCGTTACACGTCTTGCACAACACTTGTACCGGATGAAGCTGCATCTGACGAATCCGTTCCCTGGTCATCTTGTGAATGCGTTCCGGATCGTCGTTTGACTGATCCTGGATGAACATTCTGATCTGCTCGGGCGGGTAGAACGCGGGAAGCCCGTACACGTTGTTCGGGTTCGACCGGATCTGCCGCTCATAATCGCGCTTCTCGCCCTCGGATTCGAATTTCTTCTGCGCGGCCAGCTTCTGACCGGCATGAAGCGCCTTCTTGAAGTCCGGATGGGACTCAGGATGCTTCGGATCGATCCGCCTCTCCGACCGCTTCACATGGAAATTCATTTTGCCATCCGTTTGCGTGCCATCTTGCGGAGCTGCATGGCAAGCCGCGCTCGACGGCCTATGGTACCGGAATCTCGGGCGTGCTCACGAGCGAATGCAGCGGTGCTCATCCCAGCGGCCTTCGCCTGTCTGGTAAACGCCCCAGGATGCCGGATAGCGGATTTGATCCAGAACTTCGCCATCGTGTCCTCCTAGGAAATCTCTCCCCGCTTCATCATGTTAGCCATGGTGCCGTAGATGAAGTGGTTCTTCGCTTCGGCCATCGTCTCGCCCTTCCGTTTGCGGAGCTTGCCGCGCTTGGCGTACTTCGCGGCGACTTTCCGCAGGGCGCGTTTCACGTTCTCAGGCATGATTACATTCCTGCGTTTTTCTTGGCCCGTTCGAGCATCTGTTTCACCGTGTACCGCTTAGGTGGATTCAGACGTTTGTACTCCCAATCCGTCATCATCCCCTTGCCTATCCCCTCGTTCATTATGTCTCTGGCAGACTTCACCCCGCCGCCTGCCACAGGGGTTAGTTTCATATGCTTCTTGGCCTTCTTGCGAAGCGCCGCGCCAATCGCCAGACCCGACATTGAACTAGGCATGGACTTTAACCTCCTCCTTCGCAAAGCGTGAGACATGTGCTTCTGAATCTGAAACATCGCGAATGGCGACCAGATTCGTGAAAAGAAAAACCTCCTCCACGTTCGAACTGACGTCGGTAATGCCCCTGAAGTAATCGGTGCCGACCTCGGTCACCCGTATCAACATAAGGCGTGCATTTGCAAATTCGCACCGGAGGACCACCGTCTCCCTGCCGCTGACCAGACGCTTCAGAATGTCAGCGAATCCAAATGTCGTGATGTTCACGTCAGCCATGGTTTCAAACCTCGGCGTAAAAATCAGCCTTAATCTTGTCCCAGACCGCCGTGGCCTCGACATGGTTGATGTCCGGATTGCCCGACACCATCCGTGCGATGTTCATCATCGCTCCGGTTCCGGAAGTGATCGGTGTGACCTTGCCGGTAACGACCGCCATGGCCAGCTTCCCAAACATCTTCTTGTCCACGAGGATCTTTCCCTCGGGAACCACGAATGCCGGAACTGCCTTCGGTGGAGCGGGCGGCGGAACGGGAACAGCTTTCGGCTTCACTTCCGGTTCCGGCTCATCGAACTTCGTCTTTGCCATTATGGTATTCCTTCCACAGGTGTATTATTGAATGTTGGTACTTCGCTTGTCGGCTCAGCCGTCTCGGGCGGTTCTGACAGCGTGTTGGTATCGCCCATGACTTCCTTGATGCCGCGATTGATGAACTTCCCTGCCACGTTCCTCAGGGTCTTGCGTTCCTGGTTGTCGCGCTCCTGCTCAACCGCGATTGCTTCCATCCCGCGCTTGAGCGCCTCGGACATCTGATAGTTCTCGGTGTTGCGGCCAAGCTTCGGATACATCTCGGAGAGCGTATCGAGGATCGTCTCCCTCGTGACGAACGGCGTGCCGTCCGGACTCGGGGTCTGCGCAAGCTGGAGCAGGAACGAAAGTTCAAACTCGAACCGTGACGGGAAGTTGGAATTCGGGCGCACCGTAACCTGAAACTTCGGCACCTTCTTTTCCTTGCCGTCCCTGGTGGTGTACGTCGAGAAGTATTCAGACAGGGTGAGCGCGACGGGCCAGCCGTCGATGAAGTACCAACGCGGTTCCGTGTAATACTTTTTCCAGAACTCGATCCGCATCTCGACTATGGCCGCGATCGACGCTGAAAGCCGTTGATTGGCCTCGCCTGTCACGACGATCTGGTTCTGCGCCAGAAGGAGTTCAGTCAGCTTTCCGGATGCGGACGATGTCGGTGCCTGTCCATACGATACCCCCGACACGCCCTGCGTCTTGGAGGCGTTCGCCTTCATGGCATTGTAAATCTCTAGGTTCTCACGCGGGGCGCTGCCCTGCCTAAGACCTGGAGGGGTGGTCGTGAACAGAGGCTTGGTCGGATCGTTGTCGTAACCCTGCTCGGTGATGTCGTCCTTGTCTTCCTTGGAGAAGAACAGCTTCGGCATACCGACCGAAAGCGCGATGTCCGCCGTGCGGGAAAGCATCGTATCTTCAGTCTTGTTGGTGTTCCACAGGATCTCGGGTACCCCGCGACCCCACCATGAGTAGGGAAGCTTCTCGTTGTACCAGACGTGGAACAGACTGCGCCACGGCACCTCGTGCGGGTTCGGCCCGTCCTCGAGCACGTTACCGGACGCGATGACGATCTTCCTGCCGTACGGATACTTGAACTGCTGGCCAGGAGACAGACCACGCGACACCTTGCGGTTGATCGCCTTGTAGTGCTCCTGCATATGGATGAACATGTACTCGACGATCGAGTTGACCAGCGTGACTTCTGCTTCCGTTTCGGCACCGGACGCGGAAAGCGTGTTGAGCCACGCCATGTGCCGTTCGATGTGCTCGATGTGGTTCTGCTCGTCGCTGACCTCGATCGGCACCGACTCCCAGACCGCCGCGTTCTCGGCCTCGGCTTCCTGGGTGTCGAGTTCGGTAACGCGGTCGCGGACCACAAGCGGATCGTCCATCCAGAGCGTGACCACCGGAATCAACCGCGTGTGCTTTCCGGTCCAGTTGACCTGATTCCGCGCCCTGTCGATGGAGAAGTACCTTGCGATCTCCATGTTGGCCGATTCGAACGCCATATCCTCGGGGGGATTCCAGTATTCGCGGATCATCTGCTCGGTCATCAGCTCTCCGACCGCGAGGTACCAGCAGCCGTCGCACTTGCGGATTCCGGTCGAGAACGGCGTCGGAAAGAGGCTTTCGTTGTCGATCAGCTTCTCCTTCACCAGACCATCCACATCCTCCGTCCGGTCGAACACGGTGTGCACGACCGCCATTCCTTCGGTAAGTCCACGCTGCGTGACCTGGATGATGAGGTCTCCCCAATCGGTGTTCTCACGCTCCTGGTCGAGGATCGCGGTGGAGTCCTTGATGTTGGGAACGACCGTGACGTCGTGCCAGTTGGCCGTCAGGTACGACTTCCGGACGCGGACCTGGTTGGAGATCTCGTCATCGACGATTTCATGCTTCCACTTGTCGTCGTCGCCCGTATTGCGGCGCCCCCAGACCTCCCAATGCAGTCCCTCCTCCAGCAGCCGACAGTCCTTCCAGAAAAGTACCGGATCGAAATAATTCAACCGTCCGTCGAACGACTTCTTTCTCCAATCCTGCGATTCCTGCCAGATGGAGGTGACGAAATCACCGACCGTGGATTCGCCCTCTTTTGGGACTTCCATCGAATACGTCCCGAAGATGCTGGCGTACCATCCGGTAACCGTCGTCGTTATGTTGCCGATCATATCGGAGATTGCCATGTCAGATCTGCGCCCATGATTTTTGCTGTTTCAAGGCACGCTTGCGGATCCTGGGAAGGATGATGCGCTGCGTGTAATCGTCGTACGTCACGATCGGCTTCACCTCTTCGCGGATGTCCGGCTTCCTCAGGTACGCTATCGCATACCGGACCACGTCCGCTCCGTCCTTGTAGCGATGGGCAACGAATTCAGACTGCCCGTCCGTTTCCATTTTCTTCGAACTGACGGGCTTCCACCCGTAATGCGTCATCGAGTGCCAGAGGTTCCTGCACTCGGGGAGGAACCTGAGCCTCGTGTCGTTGTCTGCGTTGATCGAAAGCATGTCGCGCACGAGCTGATGGCCAGCCGCGATGTCGTCAAGAACGCGGGTCGAAAACTGCATCGGGTAGTTAATTTGCCTTCCCGCGTGCGCGTACGACTCTTTAATAGTCTTGCCGATCGCCTGTATGGGCTTCACTCCGAAGTTGGGGTCCATCACGCGGACGATCTTGTTGGGCTTGTCCCACCCGTTTGCGCGTTCCCTGTCCCTTAGACGCTTGACCACCTCTGGGGTAGTCATCGACCAGTTCTTTATTTCGTGGAACGGCGCAAACTCCGGCTGGTGCGGGAACTCATCGATCGCGGTCACGTTCTCCCAACGATCGACCGCAAACCAGCCGATCATTGGCGGACGTGCGTCGTGAGGGTCACAAACACAGAGGATTCGGTACTCGTCCTGGGAGTAGTCTTTTGCGCGACGTCCAGTTTCAGGGCGATGAACCGCAGGATGGATGCCGCGATAGATAAGGCCGGAGAGATGCATGAAGAGACCCTTGGCTCGAGCATCAAGCTCATCCTTATCGTATCTTGCGATGATGCGCTCGATCTGGTCGTGGTCCAGGATGCCGTTTTTGCCGTGAACCCTGCAGTTCTCTTCGATGTCCGCCGTGAAGACGTAGATTTTCGAATCTGACGCCGCTTTGTCGTAGATTTCATCCTGCACCCAGGCTGAGGTGAACAGGGGAGTCATCGGCATAATGATGATGCCTCCCATGGTGAGCCTCGCCGTGACCGCGTTGTAAATGGCCTTGGGCGGTGGTTCGTCAAAGACCGCTACGCCGATCTTGTCGGATTCGAACTTGCCGACATCCTGGTCGTAGGTCTTGAACGTTCCCACCCAGCCGTTGTCGGTCGTCAGGCGCGAATAGAACTCGAGGCCCGACTTGGCGAACTCGTACCGGCCAGGAATGAACCACTTTCGGATCTCCGACTCGGAACCCGAATCGACACCGCAGATGAAGTCCTTGAGGGTCGATTGCTCGGAGATGTACCAGAACTTCTTGGGGTACGGCCAGGGAAGGTTAAACCTGGCACCGTCAAACCATTCGGACTGAGCACCCCAGATGATGTTACCAAGGATGTTGATGGTGACGGCTGACTTGCCGACTGAGTTCGCGGCGGTGAGCAGGTAGATGTCGTATTTGGCGTCACCCACGGCCCGAACCAGCCGCTCCTGTGCGCCGTTGGGGATGAAATACTTGAGGGGATTCTCGGCCTTCCGCCGTGCAAGCTCCTGACGCGCCAATTCAGCTACGAGGTCCCGTTTCTTCGGGTCCTTGAGCATCGAGCGTATGTCAGGAGTCTTGGCCAATTCAGGTGATGTCCGAAATCTCGGTGATGGACGTTACCGCCGCGCTTGCGGCGTTCGACCGTTCGGTGTTCAGGACGATGCGCTTGAGTTCCTGGATGAGCGTTGCCCTGGCGAACACCGACTGATTGGGCTTGGGGTCCGGAAGCTCGGCATACCCGCCAAGCTGGCAGAGGGCGCTCACGACCCTCGGCAGGTTTGCATCTGAAATGGTGATGGTGATCGTCGCCATCGGTTACTTCTTCCGCCCTTTTCCACCGCAGCGCTTTGCCATGTGATTTAGTCCCAGGTTACTGATTCGACTTCATGCTCGATGGGCTGGTAACCGCAAGACCAGGCAACATAAACCTTGCCAGCCTTGTCATACATCGAGAGGAACGGACAGCCCGAATCGACGTAGCAATGGTGAGGGCTGAGCGTGTGACCTGCCGTGTCGTGATGGGAGAGGGGGCAGGCGGCTGGCATCCATTGGCCGTCAGGCCTGTGGTCGGTCGTCTGGACCTCGCCGTTCACGACGCGCCATCTCGCTACCGGGGTAGCCATCAGTTTTGACTCCTTGCGACCTTTTCCAGTTCACGGTCATCGAGTGCAGCAAGTTCCTTGTAGATTACGGTCTTCCGCATATCGTTCACCGTCACCTGGGCCGGAGCCTTCCAGTTCTGCGGATTCCGGTTGACCAGCCACATGATCGCGGCCTGGACGTCCGGAGGAACGAATTTGCGGGTCGATTTCTCGGAGACGGTGACCCTCCCTCCCTCGTCCTTGGTCTCGACGGTCGATTCGTCGTAGCTGAAGCCCAGCGCCTTGCGGAACAGAGCCTCGGCCACCATGCGGTCAGCATCCTCCTTGCCTTGGCGGAGGACCCAGGCAAGCTGCTTGTCGTGCCTCGCCCATCGCT